TCCACCAACGGCAGTCAGGCTAGTCACAGGTGATGGCGCAGTCGTATCACCGCCGTGGGTGTAGGGTAACGCCGAAGCATAAGATCCTGTCAATCCACTCGCAGTTATAGCTCGAACACGCACGTCGTACTGAGTTCCAGTCTCCAGTGGGCTAATTATAATTGAATTGTCTGCACCATCTGACTGAGCCGTCTGATAGACTGTTTCGTCAACATCTTTCCACTCAACGCCATAACTCTCAATAAATGAGTTTGTCGCCTTTGTCCAAGAAACCAGAGCCTGACCAACGAAGGTTCCGTCTTTCTGTATGCCACCTTTGTCTGCAACCGTTACATTTGTCACGGTTAGGCCGCCCGATGGACTTGGCAAATTGGTATTGTTGTTGATGATTTCGCTTTCTTCAGCGTTCCAATCAAATGCCGCCTCAGATGTCTCTTGCAGGGTCAAAGTCACCCGCAGATCGCCAGCTTCTTGGTTCGACGCAAACTTCCAGCCAATGACTTCAAACTCTTTGCCATCGAAGCCGTAGCGATCATTATCGAAGGCAATGATGTCGCCAACCTCAATGTTGAACGCCTCCAACCCAAAGTCAGCACTGATCGTCATCTGCTCGCGGCCACGATACAGCGTCATCTTCGCGATGCGCTGGGCTGTGGACGCAGAAGTGGTAAACGGCAATGGCAAGTCTAGCAGCATCTCATCGCCGCCGTCCTCGACTTTAAATACGTTACTTTTGATTGCAGGATAATCAGCGGTGATGAAGTCGCCATCAGCGTTGTTAAATGTACCGCCGACGCCGTTAAAGCTGTCCCTGGTGCTTGACCGAGTTTGCAGGTTGATCGGCCCACGCAGGTCATCAAGCGTTAGCGTTTTAACTGGCGCAGTATATGCGCCGACCTTCAGCTTCCAATAGCCGGAACCCCAGAACAACGTGCCAGCACAGGCGGTGGCCATGTCACCCAAAACCTTGCCTGTAGGGGAACTAGCTTTCACAATGCCATTGATCGTATATCGTTTTTCACTGCGGTATGCGTCTCCCGTCCCAGAGCCAACGCCTGTGGCTACAAAAACCTGACCCACTGTGTTTGCGCTGGCCCCAATCGCTGTAAAGTCAGTTGTGCCAACTGTTTTGATTTCATACTGCTGACCGATAACAAAATTGCCAGCATCAACAAAATTAGATAACCTAACATCTTCATCACTCTCGTTAGCCGCAGCGGAAAAGCTCACATCATCAATCGCGTTGTCACTCAGGCCATATGTGCTTGTGATGAAGTCGCGAATACATAAAGCTGCGTTGTTGCTATATGCCGTTGTAGATGTTCGCGGGTCATATACCTTTTTGCCCTTCACAAGCGCAGTAATCAGCGGAACGCCGCTGGCAAACACTTCGCCATCATACTCATAGCGGACGTAAAGGTAAGCAATGCCATTGCCCACAAAATCTGCTGTTAGAGCGTTCGGCCCTGTAAGCTCTGACTCAGCCAAGAGATCAGCGGGTGCAGATGTCTGACTGCCATCAAATTTCTGGATACGGATTTTGCTTTTGTATTCCTCGCCACCCTCAGAAAATCCACCATCAGCAGCAGGAGCGGCTGTCTCAACTTTTTCGGCCCATGCTATGTCATTTACGAAATCTGAAGCATTAATAGTAACAATCTCATCGTTTACATATATGTCGCCAATCTGCTGAACCTCATGCCCAGCAAGAACGATGATCTGATGCAGAAACTTATTCTTTTCGCCAGTGGATTCATAATAACTGACTGTCCCACCCTTGCGGATTTGGCCGTAAACAAAGTCAACAGGCGCAGTGGCATCTCGGGCATTGACCAAAGTACCCTGCGATCCAAAAGAGCTAAAGTCAGGCTTTGGAGAGAGAGCTGATATTGCCCATGATGTGACGGCGGTTACAGCAAGATACGTTCCAGCATACGCCAAGAAAGCCGAAATGCCCCCAGCCGCCATCGCTGAGGGAAAGAAATAAGTTGCAATAGCCTCAACACGCGGAGCTTTATCCCAGTTTCTATGCCGCATCACATTGTATGGAAAATTCTTACTCATGATTTGACCCACGCTCCATCAATGTCATCTAGCGGAAGGTATATCACACCAACCTTGTCCAAGAAAGCACCCTTGCTGCCAGTGCAGATGCCCATAGCAACACCTGTGACCCACTTGCGAGCCTTCTTCGTCGTCACAAGCGCACCAAGAGGCGGCACATGCTCAATGCGATCCAGCTTGTCATCCACAGCTCGGTAGAAGTCGCTATAACCAAACTCTTTCACCATTTCACTGCGCCTAAATACCCTGCCACCTTCCATGTAGCGACCAAGCCAATCGTCAGCCCAGCCATCGCCGTGCATAGCCCTGAAAGCATCGTTGGTGAACGTCAAACAATCGTGCTGACCCCATACGAATGGCCTGTCACTCATGGCCCTTATGTAGGCGTTAAGTCGCTCTCTCGGTCCCATCAATCAGACTTGACCTCCCGGCCCCAAACGATGTCACGGTCCTGCAAGTCGGCAAGATACGAAAAGAAAGTGTCATTAGGATAGCGAGACTTTTGGCTGCCATCTGTGTAGCGCCAGTTTGACGCTTTCTCCAGGCGCACCAGCTTGCTCTCAACAGTCAAAGAGATCGTGCTACTGTCACCACTGTCTTCGATGGTCATAACGTCCATCAAGCCGCTGAATACCTCTATCGGCGTGCTGGTGTCAGTTGTTCCGAAGTAAACTTTGCATTCACGGTTCTGATACGGCTCTTGCAGTGCAAGTGAAACCAATGATGCTGGAACGCCAGAAAGCTGCAACGTGATCCGCTTGGCCGACAGATCGCTGACCTCTTCCAAGCCGTCAATGCTGAGAAGGTTGCCTGTGCCGAGGTAGGTTTCGACGCCGATTGTGCGATCACCGTAGCCAGTCCAAAAGCGAACTGGCGCGCTGTCAAAGTCCATCTCAACAGCATAAAACGGAAGAACCTCTGGCTGGCTTAATGCCGTCAGTAAGGATGCTGGCGTGCTGCGGGTCATATCGCCTCCATCGCGCTGAAGCTGATGCCGTAAACTGAGGCGTTGTTAATGCTCCACGACTGCTCGTTAGTAGACAGCCTGAAACGCCCCTGTGCGCTTGAGAGGTTGGCTGAAGCATTGGACTGGTCAGACCTTATTGCGGGCCAAACTTCTAACGTGCCACTGCCCGACTGATCCTGCAAAACCTTGTGCAAAGTCGCCGTTCCCGCGCTGCCGAGCTGTATATAGTCGCCAGCAAGTAATGTGCCTGTCATCGTGACGGAAACGCTGCTGTCACCAGTTGAGCCATTGATCGTTGCAGAACTGGCCGTTCCGCGAGGTGACGTATTCAGCGGATCGCCGAGAAGAAAGGTTCCAAACTGCCCCCGCAAAGATACAAGCCAAGCAACCCACTGCTCCGCGTCAGCCCTCTGCATCGGTGGGAGGCTTACATCAGCGAGCCAGGTTTGGCCTGAGTATGCGTGAGCTTGTCCGGCAAATGTAAACGGGCTTTGAGAATATGCCACCGCATTTTTCGCCCGTAGTTCAATCTCAGCAACGCCTGTATGCGTCGGCAACGAGAGTGGATATGAGATAGCCATTATGCGAAGCCTTTTCCGTATGATCCGCCCTGGCGCTTGGCATCAAGCACCGCAGCCTTCGATGCCTCAACCATCCGTGGTAAAAGCGCACTAACCTCAGAGCGAGTAACGCCACTCTGGAATGTGTTGTTCTGGATGACGGTGATGCCGCCGCCCTGACCCTTGGTGTGGTCAACTACTGTCTCACGGGGGTGCATCATGGCCATAAAGCCGCCCTTGCCATCAAGACCACCAGCGCGGGCGCCGTTGCCTGTGTAGCCGCCTCCAGCGAAGGTGCGGGCCTGCGGGCGGACACTTCCTGTTCCGAGAGGCATCGACGGACCTGAAACCTGATTAGCATTGAAGTAACCACCGATGGCGCCGGTGATGAACCCTGTGATCTGCTTTACAACAAACACCCGGTAAAGCTCTTTGATGATTTCACTCGCCATTGACTTGAACGCTTCTTTTGTTGA